TCACAATTCCTGCCAGCGTTAATGCTATGCTAGTTGGACCAATTACCATTGATAACGGGGCAACTATGACAATTCCAGATTCGTCAGATGCTTACATATATCTATAACCAGATGCTAACTAAATAATATTAACAAGGAAAAACAAAAATGCCATTAATTTTAGACGGCACATCAGGTGTATCAGCTTCGGGCAACGTGACTGGTGCATTCCTGTTTGGTAATGCAAGTACAGTGACTGGACTCAGTGCCAGCAAGATTTTCAACGGAACCACCGAAGCCAACGTGGGCTCATCGGGCGGCAATATCACATTTACAGTGGCTGGCACAGCAATTGCTGGCATTTCTACTGCGGGTATTTTTAATCAACAATCCAACGGAGTTGGAAACATTGGCTCAGCAACAACATATTTCAACACTGTGTTTGCCAAAGCAACAAGTGCGCAATACGCTGACCTGGCAGAAAATTACGTAGCCGACCAGGAGTATCCAGTTGGAACTGTGATCATGATTGGTGGTGCCAAAGAGGTAAGAAGTAGCAGTGCTTATCACAGCACTAAAATTATTGGCACAGTCAGTGACAAACCAGCTTATATCATGAACAGTGGATTACAAGCTGAACATGTAGTCACAGTAGCTCTTACTGGACGGGTGCCATGTCAAGTGGTTGGCACCATTCAACGCGGTGATCTGTTGGTGGCCAGTGAGTTACATGGCATTGCAACAGTACTAGACCCAGTCTCTTACCAGCCAGGCTGTGTTATTGGCAAAGCACTGGAAGAATACAACAGTGAAGTTCCAGGGATAATAGAAATAGTAGTGGGGAAAATATAATGCAAAAACAATACCGTAAAGACTATGATGGTGAACATGTACTAGTACGAACCACAGTTCGTGACGGCGAAAAAATTCATGAACGTGAATGGATTGGCAATCCCATTAGTAATCAACACATTTCAGGTCGCGCCGCTGTGATTGGCAGCGATTCAGACCTGTGGAGATTTGATTTTAAAATGTTAAAAAATCATCGAGGAGGATTGTTGGGCAGCCAACGACTTCAACTATATGGTGCTAACTATATGTGGCGTCACATGGCGTTTGATTTTGTTGTAGCAGGAATTGACACAGAAATTGAAGAAATTAAAAACACTGGCTACAACAACGAAAATATTGTGTACACCAATAATAGAAATTGTATGCAAAATCCAGGACAATTTTACAACATTCCTTTTAGTAAAAAATTAAATGAATTAGCCGGTGCAATTTACATGGCAGCGTTTGATGGCCACAATGAAGTTTTTCTGATTGGGTACAACAAAGATCTTGAAGAAACAATGGGAACCAATTGGGTCCATGATGTTAATACTGTGTTTAAAGCCTACAATGATACAAAGTTTTATTTGGTTGGTACAGAGTCAAACATGTACGATACCTGGAGAAACAATCGCAATGTCAGTTGCTTGACCTACCGTGATTTCATCACCTATTGTGATGTATGAACTGTGGATAGAATTACATTAATTTTTTCCTGTACAACATCAAAATTAACAGTATTCCATAATCCAGGGTGCATGGGCTTGGGCCATGCACCACCTTCAATCCATGCATAGCCAATGTGCTCGTAATTCAAGTTTGGTTGAAATTCTTGTTTTACGCAACAGAAAAATGTATGATAAGAAAATGCCAGGTCCACACTGGTGAATTTCTCCAAGGGAATCAAGCTTAGATAGCTGGGCATAAACCCCAACTCTTCGGTGCATTCTCGCTCCATTGAGTCAAGCAACGTTTCTCCAGGATCTTGTTTACCACCTGGCAATCCCCAAGTCATTGGATGTCTGGGATCTTGACGCATGAGATAAAGATAGCGACGAGTTTCTACACTGTAGAACCACACTCCCACTGCGTTCACAATACTAGGCTCCAATCACCGCCTGAGTACAATCCTTCGTAACTCTTGACCCATTGATGTTTGTCCCAGCGGTATTGCAAGCCTGTGGTAAGATTGGTTACAAATTGCACGTTGTCAAAATGTTCTCCGGCTTGAAAAGCAACAAACCATCCAGAACTGGCATCGTATTCAATTATGTCATTGGCCCGGGCCACTACTTGCCCCCAAGCAGCCGGGGGGTATGGATTCGTCAAGGATCCAACATCATTTAAAACTAGATAACGTTGGCCGCCGTCTGCCGCTGGTAACCCGGCACCAGGACCGCTCAACAACGGATCAATCACTGCGTTGATTGGTTCTAGTGTGTTTTGTGGAATTGTGTCAGTGTCAATGTCGTACAGCAAAAATCTATCATCAGATGGATCATAAGTGATGGTACCAACTATTTCAGTGTCATCTCCCCAGAAGCCGGCCAATCGAATTTGACTTATTCCTTCACGAATAGTACCATACATACCAAGCACAGCTTGCCAATGTTCGTTGCTGGCGGGACTTACAGGAGCATCAACGCTGCCATTGGGTGGATTAACCACCACAGATTGTTTGAGAATCTGTAATTTATTACCAACCAGTAACACTTGGTATCCGTAGGGAGTAAAAAACTGTCGAGTGCCTAGTAATAAATCATCATTAGTTATGGCGTTGTATATATCTCCCCTGGCATCAAATGTAGAGAGAATAATTTTTTCTACAACACCAAGCTTCTTGACCTTGGCTGGACTTGAAATCCAAATTGGTAGAGTAAACCTCATGGTCATTATGTCAATGGGATTTTCAGTGCCTTGTGGAATAGTCCGACTGCTCCAAGTAGTAGATTCAAGTTCAACAACACTTAGGCTGGTCCAATCAATGTAGTTTTCAGTGCTTTGTACTTCCAAGGCTGGATTAAACAATGTGGCCACTTGCTCAAAAATTTGAAACTTTTGATTGGTGTTTGATGTCCAAATGTCACAGGTTATGGTCATCTTATACGGAACAGGCATTAGTCTCTCAATGGTAAAAGCATTGCCTTGCGTGGTTTCGTAAGTCTGTGTTTCGCTGTCATAGGTGCGCTGGCGAACCTGTGTGTTGCTGACAAAGTAAGGTTCCTGCATTCTTGGACGATCGTAGTCCATGCCCGTGATGTAAAATGTAATCAACGGAGTTGATGGCAATGCACTGGCTGAGTTTTGCTGTAACACTGTGGAGACTTGCCTAGTAGCATCACCGTATTTTACCGGGACTCGCAACAAAGTTGGCGCACCATTGGCATCACGACCGTATTCAACTTGAAAGTTGGAAAATATGCGTGTGAATTGCAGTAAAAATCTGCGTACCTGCTCGTCGTAGAAGAATTGTTGCATTGATTAACGTCCCGGGGGTCTAGGGTTTGGCGGCAAATTACCATTGTCATCACCATTGTCAGCTCTGGGCTTTAGTATCTCACTGAGGCTCTGACGACTTGGAATGTTGCCCAAGTCTGTGGTGGGCACAGTGTATGTATTGTTGACAAAGCTGGACCGTAAAGTTTTATTAGACGGTCCGTTGTTGAGATTGGTTCTTACATTGTCTTCAATTTTGACCCAGGCACGGCCATCATATCTAAACAAACGATTTGGAAAATAATCTAATCTCAGGCAGTACTGGCCTTGCTCGGCATAGTTTGGGAACGCTACACCGGGTGTAACCGGTAGCCCGTTTGGTGCAATTCCGTCTCCAGTGAGATAACCCATGGTCCATCCATCAGCTGTTGGAGTTTGACTTTGGTTAGAGGACAATGGATTGGTTGCACTGGCATTTATATCAGTGCTGTCAATGGTAACACCATTGGGGTCGGCTGGGGTTCCGTCAGGGTTGGTGGGATAGATGTAAAATTTCACAGTGTCATACCCACTGAGTGGAACTTCAATATCAGCTTCCAGTAAAATAGCATCGTTTATTTCGTAGTCTCTTGGTCTGGTACTGGCTCGATCAGCAGTGGTGGGAGGATCAATCTGTTGCCAATAAGTGGTATTAGTTATTTCTGTGCCTACTGGCACATCTATCTTAGCTTGATAATAAGTATCTCCAGAATTCACAATATTTCCTTGCGGATAAAAATTACCATTGTCCCAAATTTGTTCACTGACAAATGGTTTGTTGACAATTTCCTGATACTCTTGGGCATTGACCATGGGAGTACATTTTACTCGCCACAAGTGCGGCATCCAAGTTTGGCTAAAACCCTCGCTGGCAAATGCGGAATCTTGAATAACATAATATCTTGGCAACGCTCTGGGTATGGACTCGTTTAACGGATTCATATCTCTGAGGTTAGGTATTTCAAGAACATCACCACTCATGAGTTTACGTCCCATGGTGTCAATCATGTTGTTGTAATGAAATGTAATAAAAACTGTGTCATTGTTTAAAAACAAACCAAACTGGCTGAGATCAAAGTCAATGTCTTGAGTCCGGTACACTCCACGCATTATGTAGACATCGGGATCATAGGCACGATCTCTATTTTCCAACAACAATAAATCTTGTATAAACAAGGGATTTTCTTGACTGTAAACCGGTTGAGTGGCATCATAATTGCCACTTTCTACCGAATCCTCGTCACTAGTTTTTGGACCAAGATATTTGTGAAGATAGATATCAAGGCCACCAACAGTGTACATTTCGGCAATGGTTCGATCAAAAAATTGATAATCGTTGGTGCGATTTGGGCGGTAAAGTGACAGTCTTGGCATAGTGTACTATTTATGGGCAGGTTGACCAATAATTCCAGAAGTGCTATAATTTGGGTATGTTAGAATATTTCGAGCGTATT